GAGTCCGCGCCTTTACCGGCAAGAATGCGGAAGCGGAAGCGCGCAGGTGGGCAAAAAAATGTGATGAGATGGCGGAAGCGGGGCAGATCGGATGGTAAGTCCACATGAGAAGGTTATCGAATTCAAGATGGGGGAGCCTGAGCGTCACTACCGGGTGACGCTGCGCAAGGCCGGCGATCATTCGGTACAGCTTGTCTCGCTCCATCCCGGCATGCTCACCGGGGTAAACGTGCACACGCAAGAATGGGTCGACGCGATTAGGCAAGCGCTGTTGATTGCTGGGGATTCGCGTCAGTGGCCGGCGAGCGAGAAATGAAACCAATTCCGATCGCTGCTGCTCGCCGTGTTGCCGAAGCATACGGCTACGATCAGGTCATCATCATTGCCCGCAAGGTCGGCGAGGCCGGCGGTGAACACTGTACGACCTATGGCGTCGATCGCGCGAATTGCGACGTCGCAGCGAGGATCGGCGATTTCCTCAAATTCAAGATCATGGGATGGCAGCGTGACGGGTGAGGAGCTGCGCCGGGCGATCGGAGCGCTTGGCATGACGCAAGCCGCGTTCGCCGACAAGATGGGCGTGACGCCCTCGGCGGTCTACCGCTGGCTGTCGGGGCAACTGCCCGTTCCCGTTTATGTCGAAAGCTATCTCGAGGCGCGCCGCTTCGGCGAAGCCTTGCGCGCGTCGCTGAGCGATAGCGCTTGAAAGCGGAGGGAGAATTAGCTTGGGGACTAAATTTAGCCGTTGGGCTAATGAAGCCTAAATCTGCAAATGGTTCGCTCCCCAAATGGACCATAACCCTCGCGGTGATCCTACTCATCGTTAACCTTTTTACCGGCGCTGTCGGTATTATCACGCTCCTCTATCGCTGATAACGCTTGAAAGCGGAACCGCCCGGCCAAGGGGACTTGAAACCGGGCGGCTGATCCGATGGAGCGGATCGGGGCTTGACATCCGCTCTGGGACAGAGCCAAGCTTTGCGATTGTTCGAGAATCGCATGGATCAAATGAACCCTTCCGCCGATAACGTCAAGCCGCAAAAGCGCCTCTGGTTACTGACCGTATGGAATGTGCCGGTGCCGCTGCTTGGCCTTATGGCGGGACTCAAGCTCCAACCTACCATGAAGAACCCGAATAATTTCTGGCGACACTGTCGGACTCGCACCGAGATTAGCGGCGTCATCGCTCCGCTTTCGGCCGCCGGCCTACACGGCCAGGCTAAACGCGTCAACGCAACATGAGCTACGATAGCAAGCGCTGGCCGGTGCGTCAAACGAATGAGGGCGATTTTACCTCATTCGCTTTCGAGCGTTGGACACCTAGGCGCAGCGGTAAACTATACGGTTTTGCCACCGTGCGGATCGGTCCGTTGCGGATATCAGGCATTAAGATTTTCGCTGGTAAAGACGGGTTTTTCGCGTCTATGCCCAGCACCTCGTGGACCAAGCGCGATGGCTCGGTACACTACTCGCCGATTGTTGAGTTTATCGATAAGGGGCACGCCAAGCGCTTCAGCGACGCCCTAATCCGACAAATCACGGCAATCGATTCGGATATATCAGCCCCACAAGGGGACGCAACCGTGGTGACGCTCAACCGGCGCCATCGAGCGGACGAAACAAGAAACGATCCTCAGCCTGAGCCTCTGAGAGAGGTTCGCAGCCCGACCCGATAACTGTTCTCCCCTGCCAGCCCTCGATCGTAGCCGGGAGACAAAATGCCCACCCGGTGTAACGTGACCTTCAGCGCTGGTGTAGCCGGGTTCAAAGTGTCGAGATGCAGGCAAGGCAAGTGAGGGCGATATAACACGCGAAGCGCGTTCAATTGGTGACGGCGACCATAACGGCCGGGGAAGATGGCAAACTCACAATCTGCCATCAGGCTATAGATAAGGGGGGGATATACTCGCCCTTGCGCCTACCCCGTGCCCCCGGAGGGCTAGACGATTACATTCAATACAAAAAAAACAATCCGGTGCCCTAGTGGGGGTGTCGGGTTAGCTAACCAAGAACGCAGGCATAAAGGTATGCCCCTTACCCCCATACGCTGCCGCGCGGCCCATAGCGGGGGGGGTTACTGCTTCGGCCCCATATCCCGTAGTGCTGGCGAAACACACGTATCCTTTGGCCCGACGCGCCGTTGAAATGCTATCCCAAGCCCGATATAATCCCGTCATGGTCTACGCGATAACCCTCGCAGTCATGATCGCGTCCATCAGCATCAGTGGCTGTCATCAAAAGGTTACAAATATCCCCGGTAACCCCGACGACATCCAACGATCCCTGCAAGGTCGCGATGAGTACGATCATCAACGCTGCGAGCCAGGATATGCCTTCATGCGACTCGGTGAGACAGCCGAACTCTGCATCGCTTACAAACATCCACAGCCAACCGTTTCGCCATAATCCGAAACAGCCGTGACACAGGCATTCTCAAAAGCATACCGATTGCTCGGACGCCCTACCAAGTACAAGCCCGAGTTCGCCGATACCGTCCTAAAAGCCGCCGCAGAAGGCTTCAGCCTCTCAGCCGCAGCCGCTGAGCTCGGATTGTCCCGAGAACAACTTACCGAATGGGGGACAGTATATCCGCTCTTCGGCGAGGCATTAAATCGCGCTAGGGTAGCAAGATCGCAGTTCTGGGAACGCAAGCTACTAAATGCATCTGAAGCTAGGTCAGTCACTGGCGGACAAGCTCAGATCTTGTTATTTATGGCTCGCGCGCACAGCCAGGTTGAGTTCAACAACCAGTCGGGCGCAGACACTAAGGCGCTGCTTGGTGACTTGCTTGATGCTGTCGTTCAACTGCGGGCCGAGCGAGCAACCAAGGCTGCTGAACCCAAGGTGATTGATGGTGTGGTGGATGGGAAGGCTGAGGCTGGTGAGCCTAAGCTATTGACAAGCAACAGCACCAAGGCGGATACACCATCCGTCTAAGACATTAAATCTGGACATCAGCCAGCCTCGACCCCTACCCCCACTTGGCGACCTACCCCGGCCCCCTCGATCGACGACTCTCATCCTACATTTTACGGAGGTTTTGCATGGCCGATCTGGAATGGTTTTGCGGGGAATGCATGTGCTTTCACACGCAAGAGGATTCTGAGGAATGCGCGCGGCGTCGGCTTGAGCGGGAGGAGCTTCTTGAGCTCACGAATAAGATTATGGCCGAGATAGGGTGGTCTGAGCGAACCATTGATGGTTGAAGTCCTACATTTTACGGGGGTTTTGCATGCGAACTACTGTAGCGAGCATTCCGGCGGGTCGGATCCCGGACTGGTGTTGTTGTGTTGTAGGTTTGGGTGGCAGCCCGGTGGTGATTTGCCCATACGATCCGCCATGTGCTGTTCGGTGTAAGCGGGTAGCGGCTGCGGCTAAGGTTTTGCGGGGCCTTGGCGGAAATTTGGGGGATGGTTGAGTATGGGGGCTGAGCCGATGGCAACGGCACCACGGGACGGTAGCGAGCTATTATTGTTGTGTGGTTCGGTGTGGGGGTGTTTTTGGGTAGTAGGGCGCTACTATCCGCCTCGGGAATATTATGATGTGATTGAGCCGGGCGATCGGCTTAGGGGTGCTGAGTGGGTTGCTACGGTATTTTCGCCATGTTCGGATTACGCGCCGGCGCTGTGGCCGCTTGGCTGGCGGCGGTTACCTGAGGTGTGTTGATGCGGCGGCAGTGGACGCGGTTGAGGGGTGATCCGGCTTTAGGGGCGGATCCGTACAGCGTACCGAAGCGAATGCTGAAGGACGCCGAGCGGTTTATGGACTGGTGGGACGACCCGGCGCTGATGGTTCGGGAGTTGTTTCGGGTTGAGCCTGACGCGTGGCAGGAGGATGTTTTGCGGTCGTTCCCGACGACGCCTCGGATAGCGATGCAGGCGCCGATATGGGTTGAGGAGTGGGTTGAGACGCCGGGAGGCGCTCGACGGTGGGGTGACATCGCGGTTGGCGACGAGGTTTTCGCGCGGGATGGTTTGCGGACGCGGGTTATGGCTCGCTTTGAGCAAGCGAACGTTGCGCTGTATCGGGTGACGTTTTCGGACGGGTGTTCGGTTCGGGTATGTGGTGAGCACCTTTGGCGGATTCAGTCACCGTATGATCGTAAGCTGGGGCGCGAGCGCGATCTGACGACGCTGGAATTGTTGGGTGGTGGCGTCAAGATGCCGAGTGGGCAGAACCAATACAACATTCCGGTACAGGGTTCGGTTGATTACGCAGCTCGCTCGCAGCCGTTGGACCCGTATGTGTTTGGTTTGTGGCTCGGCGATGGGGTTGCCAACGAGGCGACGTTGGTTTGCCCGGACGAGGCTATTAGGGAAGAGCTGACGCGTCGAGAGATGGGCTGGCACCCTAGGCGGACGGCCGAAGGTGAGAAGGATATTTGGTTCGACGGCATCTCCGGGCTGCGAGAGACCGGCGTCAGCCAATTGCGCTCGCACGAGAAGTACATCCCGGAACGCTACAAGCGCGCGTCGCGCTCGCAGCGGTTGGATTTGCTGCGCGGACTGATGGATGCGGATGGGACGGTGTGCTTGAATGGGCAGACTTATCTCGCGTCCTCGTCGGCACGTTTGATCGACGACTTTATCTGGCTCGCCCGGTCGCTTGGGTATTGTGCCTGGAGGGGTGGCCCCTATCCACATGAGGGGTTTCGCGACGGCTATCGAGCGATGATATCGGGGCCAGAACCGCCATTTCTGGCCGCCGCGGAAAAGTGTAAGCGTTGGCATGTTCCTGAGAAACATCGTTACACCCGTTATATTGAAAGTATAGATCCTGATGGTAGTGGCGATGTTGTTTGTATAGGGGTTGGTCATCGTTCGTCATGTTTTCAGATTGGTGATTTTATAGTTACGCACAACTGTAAAGGCCCCGGAAAAACCTGTTTACTGGCGTGGTTGATCTGGAATTTTCTGTTGACGCGGCCGCATGCGAAGATTGCGGCCACCAGCATTACGGGGGACAATTTACGGGATTGCCTATGGGCTGAGCTGGCGAAGTGGCAGCAGAAGAGCGAGCTTCTGAAGGAGCTATTTACGTGGCAGTCGAAGCGGATTTTTGCGAACGACCATCCTGACACTCACTGGGCGAGTGCGCGGACGTGGAGTCGGGATGCGGATCCTGAGCAGCAGGCGGACACGCTGGCTGGGTTACATGCGGATTACATGCTTTTCGTGCTGGACGAATCGGGTGGGATGCCGGAGGCTGTCATGGCGGCGGCTGAGGCGGCGATGGCGTCTGGGATTGAGACGCACATTGTCCAGGCTGGGAACCCAACGCAGTTATCGGGGCCGCTGTACCGGGCGAGCGAGCGGGATCGCAAGTTGTGGCGCGTCTGGGAGATTACCGGTCACCCGGACGATCCGAAGCGGACGCCGCGGATGCCGGTGGCATGGGCGCGGGAGATGATGGAGGCTTACGGGGTTGAGCACCCGTGGGTGTTGGTGAATGTTTTTGGGCGTTTTCCGCCGCACAGTTGGGACGCGCTGATCGGGCCGTCTGATATTAGCGCTGCCGAGCGGCGCAGCTACCGCGACCACGACATTGAGCGCGAGGCGAAGATACTGGGCGTTGACGTGGCGCGGTTTGGTGACGATCAGAGCGTGGTATTCCCGCGGCAGGGGCTGGTAGCATTTACGCCCGGCCTATATCGCAACATTGACGGCTTTACGGGGGCGGCGATCGTCAACCGCAAGATCGAGGATTGGGGGGCGGACGCGGCCTTTATCGACGACACCGGCGGGTTTGGCGCGACGTGGATTGATCCGCTACGCAAGCTGGGGCAGTCGCCGTTGCCGGTTCACTTCAGCGCCAAGGCCAACGACAAGCGGTATTTCAACAAGCGGGCCGAGATGTATTGGTTGGCGTGTCAGTGGATCAAGGACGGCGGGCAATTGCCGGGTGAGTGCCCCGAGTTGGGGCAGGCGCTGACGCAGATGACGTACACGTTCCGCGGCGATGCGATTCTGATTGAGGACAAGGTGCAATTGAAGGCGCGGCTGGGGATGAGCCCTGACGTGGCGGACGCCTTTGCGCTAACGTTTGCCGAGCCGGTAACGTCAAAGCGCTTGACGACATCGGGTAGGCGGCGCTCAAGCAAGCACCTGGTCGAATACGATCCCTACGAGCTTACGTCGGACGACATGGCAACCCCGAGGGTATGGTAATGGCCGGCATCTACGATGATATTCCTGTGGCTGAGACGGACGAACCGACGTACACATTTGGGCTTCGCACGGCGGCACCATCGCCGCCAATTGATTGGGGTGAGGTAATGGCTGACAAGCCCGAGCGCGACGAGCATGCGGAGCAACATGAGCACGTGCATGCGGTGGCGCATTCTGTGGCGCAAATCGACGAGATTCACCGGATGGTTCTGGCATTGTGGCAACACCACATGGCCGAGCAGACCACGGTTGGGCAGCCGGGCGGGCCGACCGCTGTGATGCCGGCTGCTGCGAATCCCCCGCAACAGGCTCATCATGGCGGCCAGGGCTTTATCGCGCCGCAGCATCCCGACTTTAAGATACGGGCCGAGCCAGCCAAACCAAAAGCGAAAGAATGACGCAAGAAGGCGAGAAAATCGCGCTTTTGCGCGAGAAAATCGCGCTTTTGCGGGCGATTGACGAGAAAATCGGGCGGATTGAGGCGCTTTTGGCAGAAATCACCAAAACGCCGGAGATTTGCGCTGGCCCAGACATAAATACCGCGCTTGAGATAGGCGGCGATCGCCCGTATGTGCCAAACGAGTACAGTATGCGGGTGCCCAGCTCGTGGTGGCGCGATATGTCCCACGGGGTTCCCGTCCAGCCGAACCCCGATTACGCGGTTTACGAACGCGCTGGGCCGCCGAGCCCCAAGGCGGAGGAATAGCCGCTGGATCGCCGTGAACGCCTTGGGCTTTGGCTTGCTAGAATAGCGTTGCGGCTTACGGGAAACCGTGAGCTTGCAAATGTGGCGCGAGTATTGCCCTTAATTCCACAGCGACGCCTTGCGATATCTCCAGAAAAATTGGACCGCCAGTCGTCTGAGCTTCTTTCGGGAACGGAATGGTTGCTCTGGGATCCATCTGGGGCTTCGGCCCGCTCGAACCCAAAGGACTGATTCTGTTGGATCGCGATACCCTTCTGCTGTTGCAGTCGATTGACGGCAAGATGGGCCGCATGCTGGAGCTTTTGGGGACCATAAACGCGTTGTTGGTCTCGGCGGGGGCCAACCGGATAGTGGAGGATCAGCGCATCGCGCGCGGTTTGGCCGCCGCCCGGCCGGGTCCGTGGTTCAAGGACGGCTGGCACGGTCGCTAAAGATAGTGTGGCTGTGGGCGTCAGACGAAGCGATTCGCACGATTGTCCTAAGCTTAGTGACGATCGCCCTCCTGTTTTGGTTTTCCCTTTAAACATGTGCCCGTGGTAGGCCTGGCGCTGCTGGTTTTGGTGGCGTGGGTGCCGTGGTTCAATTCCGAAATGCCGGCGCGCTGGATCGTGCTGTCGTTGGGATTGCCGCTGGTGTCGGCGGTATCTCCCGCGCCGCTACCGCGGTGCTACCGCGGTGCCCTTCTGATCGCCTTCGGCTGGATGGCGCTCGGGCTCGCGTGGTCGCCGGACCCGTGGGGTGGTGCTGGCGAGCTGATCGGCTTTGCCCTGCTCGCGGGGGTAATGATCGCGGCCAGTTCGGTCGAGATCAGGCCGGTTATGACCGCTTGCCTGTGGGCTGTTGGCGTCTCGGCCGCCGTGGCTGTCGTCGAGATGGTGGCGGGGTCCGAGCCGCTGGGTCTGTTTGGCAATCGCGATCTGTTGGCCGAGACGGCGGCGCCGGTTTTTGTCTGGGCGGTGATCGCACGAGCAAACCTTGTCGCAATCGGTTTGGCCGTCATTCCGCTCGCGATCTGTGGATCGCGGACGGCTCTTGCTGCGGCGCTGGTTGGTCTGCTGACTGCGGCTCGGTGGTGGGCCTTGGTGCTGGTAATGCCGGCGCTATTATGGTCGTCGGTATCGGGCAAATCCGCCAGCCTCGCCGAGCGGCTGACGATCTGGCATATCGCTGCGGCCAACATCTCATGGCGCGGGACGGGGCTGGGGTGGTTCGCCGCAGCGCTGCCGCAATATCAATATGCGCATAGCGATCTTCTCCAAGGCTTGGTTGAGCTTGGCGCGGGGGCTGTATTATTTGTCGGGCTCGCCGGATGGCTTCTGTGGCAAGCCAACGGTGAACTACGCCCTGCGCTCCTATCGTCGCTCGTTACCGCCGCCGGCTCTTTCGCGCTGCATGCCCCGGCGTCAGGGTTTGTCGCGGCGGTTCTGGCGGGCGGGGTGGTTGGTGCTTGGTATCGCGAACGCGGCACTATATCTCTCGGCAGAGTTGCAATGGGCGACGATAGCGGGAAGGCCGATGCCGGCAATCGAACTGTGGACGCGCTCAGCGGCGGCGGCAAGCGCCTATCCGTTTGACGGCAAGCTACGGGAAGATGTACACCGGCTGCATCTGCAACTTCGGGGCGTTGACTTGAACGCGATGGTATCAACAAACTTGACGTGGAGATGGTGAGGTAAATGCCTTTTCTCTCGGGGCCGAAGATTGCAGCACCCGCGCCGCCGCCTCCACCGCCAGCCCCGCCGAGCGCCGCAGCGCCAACCGTTGCGGCGGCCGGCAATGCGGCGTTGCAAATGATGGCGGCGGCCGCCGGGGCTGGCAGCGGTGGGACTGTGTTGACTTCGGGCCAAGGGGCGGCGAGCCCGGATACCCGACAGAAGCAGCTTACCGGGGCGACGGTTGCGATATTTTCCCTCCTATCGGGAATGGCCATGCTTGGGTGGTTGGCTTGCTAACTGGGCGTGGCCGCGGCGCAGCGCGTCTTGAGTGGGCGCTGCGTCGCGAACTCCCGTTGCTGGTTCGGTACGCATGAGGTGCGAGACCTGCCGCGGGCTCGGCCATCGCCACAAGGCCCCTGATGGCACCATTTTGAGCGAGTTGAACGCGGCGGAGGCTTGGGGTCGATATCATAAGGCGGATGAGTCGTTCACGATCACGATCGAGCCCTGCCCCGCCTGCAACGGCTCGGGGATAGCGCATTGCTGCGAGGGCGACCAAGAGCAGCCTGGCCGCTAGAAATGGCGATGCCGGTTTGGCTCTTCCATCACGGCGTCGCGAGCCAAAAAATCGGCGCGCGGTTTACTGATATTGCTGACAAAATTTCGGAAGCAGCCGGCACCTGGCAAACGACAGCGGTCTGTTTATTGCTGGTTCTGATCTGGATTTCCTTGGGTCCGCGCTCGGGCTTCTCAGATTCCTGGCAGTTGTGGGTCAACACCCCAACCACGGTCATTGAGCTGTTCCTTGGACTATTCATGTTGGCGGCGGCGAATCGCTTGGAAAAACGCAATTATGATCTGCATCAGACGATGCTACGCGCGCTGACGCGCCTCGAAAAGCTCGTCGAGCGAGAAGAAAGCGAGATCGAAGAGATGTTGCGGCGAGGTGGCGATGCCGCTCGATAACGGCCCCTTTATCCCCTACGAGCACGCTGGGCCGCGTACCCTCTCGCTCGCTGGGTTGGAGGGCGAGCCCGCACCACTATGGCGGCAGACGGCCGCGTGGTGGCCTGAGCTTTTTGACCACGGCGAGACGCGGCTAACTTCACTACGAAGCTGGCGATACTCCTGGTGGCAGCACTGGGCTATACTTGCCCGTTTCTTGTTACCATACCGATATCATTGGGTTGTGGCGGCTAATACTTATAATCGCGGGTTCCCGGTCAACGACAGCATCATCAATGAGACGCCCACCTTGGCGATGCGGATTTGCGCCTCGGGGTTGTTCAGCGGCCTGATGAGTCCGTCGCGGCCGTGGTTCAACCTCGACCCGACGATATCGGATTCGAGCAATCCGCGCCTGATGGCGGCGATGACCGACCCGCTGGCGCGGTTGTGGCTCGATGAGGTCCGGGACCGCGTGCTGGCCGTGCTGGCAGCATCGAACTGGTACGCTGCCGGTGCGCAGATGTTTCAGGATGTGGCGGTGTTCGGCACCTCGCCGATGATCATCTACGACGATTGGGAAGATGTGATCCGCGGCTATGTGCCGTGCGCCGGCGAATATTTCCTCGCCTGTGGGGCGCGGCTATCGGTCGACACCCTCTATCGCGAGTTTACCTATACGGTAGCGCAGATCGTCGAGTTCTTTGGCCTCGAAAATTTGCCCGCTGAGGTTCAGAAGTTTTGGCAGGAGGGCGGCGGCTCGATCGATAAGGAGTTTGTTGTCGCACACGCCATCGAGCCCAATTTCGACCTGACGCCCAAGGCGGCGGCCGGCAAGCCGCTCCAAATTCTCCCGCACCACTTCCCCTACCGCGAGTTCTACTGGCTGCGCGGCCGGCAGGCGAATGGCCCATTGTCGCTACGCGGCTTTAACGAAAAGCCCTTTATGGCGACGCGCTGGAGCACGACCAGCAATGATCCCTACGGCCACGGCCCCGGTATGGATGCGCTCGGCGGTTCCAGGCAAATCCAGACCCAGGAGCGCCGCAAGGGCGAGTACATCGACAAGATGGTGCGGCCGCCGATGGTCGGCGACGTTTCTCTGGAGAACAAGCCGTCCTCGATCCGGCCGGGCGAGATCACTTATGTCAACGCCCAAGACGGCAAGCAGCAATTCTACCCCGCATTTGAGGTCAACGCACAGGGCATGCAGCCGCTGACCGAGGACATTGCGAAGGTCGAGGGGCGGATTAACAAGGCGTTCTTTACCGACGTTTTTTTGATGATTAGCCAGATGGAGGGCGTCCAGCCACGCAACGAGATGGAGTTGGCGCAGCGGATCGGCGAGAAGATCACGCAGCTCGGGCCGGTCATCGAACTATTCGAGCAAGAGGTGGCGCCCGGCATTAGCCGCGTCGTCAACATCATGCAGCGCCGCGACCTGCTGCCGCCACCACCGCCAAGCCTGCAAAACGTGCCGGTGTCGATCACCTACACATCGATGATGAAGATGGCGCAACGGGCCGGTGAAACCGCCTCGATGGAGCGCACCTTTGCCACCCTCGGATCGCTACAGGAAGCAGCGCTGGCGGCCAGCTTACCGAGCCCGATGCGGATACTCAATTTGGAGCAGTGCGCGCGAGAGTACGCGGCGCGGATGTTTTTCCCGGCGAAGTGTCTCTACACGCCTGATCAGGTCAAGCAGAACGATGAGGCCGCGGCCCAGCACGCCGCGATGCAGCAAGCGGCGGAAGCGACTCTTCCCGCCGTGCAGGCGGCGCACGGGTTATCGCAAATCCCTGTGGGCGGTGGGCAATCAGCACTTCAAGCAATGATCGGCGGAGGACCGCAGCAATAATGCCAGCACTAACCGGCCACCTATTGATGAACGGGACCGACGCGTTTTGTCCGGTTGGTTCCGTCTATGTCGCCAAGTTCCCGCTAAACGCGAATGTGGCGGCGGTCTACTGCCAAGTCATCTCAAGCCATCGCGGGGTTGATTGCTCTATCCATGAGGTTGAGAACCCCGACCTACGGGTCATGGAGATTAAGCATCTGGTTGGTCACAACGGCTCGAACGCCGGTAACGGCGAAGGCGGCCGAGTGCCGCTTGACCCGTTCGGGACGCCAGCGGGGGCGAACTCCTGGGAGGGGCATGAATTTTGGAATTTCGCGCCGAATTGGGTGCCGATCAAAACGCTGGGGGTCGAGATGCAGTGTCACGGCACCTACAACGTCTATCTGATGGTGTGGACCCTGCCATGAATGAGCTGTTCCTGCGCGCCCTCCGCCTGCTGCTCGTCGGCCAGCAATGTGATTGGACGCCAGAATACGACGACAACATTACCAAACTGGTCGGCGAGATCGATCGCGCTCTTGCCGCGTGGGCGCCGCCCGAGCCGCGCCGGCAGCCGATCCCGATCCTCTCTGGCTCCAAGGAGGAAATCGAGACGGCGCTGAGCTCGGTGATGGTGGAGGACTGATCCGATGGCTGAAGGCCCACCTGATCTGGCCGTGGTTGAGGCCGATCCTGCACGAACTAGCGCTGACGGGTCTGACTCGCATCTCGCGGACGCAGAGGAAGAGCTTTGGGTTGAGACCCAGGCTGTCCCGACTGGGTCGGGACTGACGACCCCTGAAATATTCGACTGCCTTAGAACCAATCTAAAGCAGGCCGCCGAAGAAGCCCGCCAGCTCGCCTGGCACCCGCGCCGCGGTCCCCTCTATCTGGCGATGTGTCGCCATGTCGGGTTGGCTGAGGGGGCGTGTCGCCAAGCTGCCGTCCACCGCGAAGATGCCCGCTGGCTGACGCTCGGGATGGCGCTGTCGGGTGTGCCGAAGCGTGCCGGCCGCTGGGTACGCGGCATGCCATCGAGGGCAGCGCGGGTCGAGGCCCATCGGCTGTTCCTTAAGCTTGGCGAAACGCTCGACAAGATGGCCTACGACTTTGATCAATTGCGCGATATGGCGACCGGGCGAATCGGGATGATCCTACCCGAGCCACCGCCTGTTTCGCGTGAAACCCGCCCGGTCAGCGTACGGCTGCCCTCGGGACTGATCGTGCCGTCCAGCTATCATTAATGTCGGATGAGCACGCGCTGCCCGATGATGATGACGAACCGATTCCCCAGATCGCCATCGAGGCCGAAGACACCCAGCGGATACGCGATCGCGCCAAGCGCCGGGCCGCCGAGGAGACGGCCTTCTGGAAAGCCGTGCTGGAAAACGCCGTCGGCCGCCGCTGTGTGTGGCAGTTTATCGAAAGCTGTCACCCGTTTAGCGACCGATTCGCCAACGGGCCAAACGGCTTTCCGCAAGAGAGCGCGACATGGTATCGGGCTGGCGAGCGCGATTGCGGATTGCGCTTTTTACGCGATCTACAGCGCCACGACTTTGCCGGTGCTGTGCTGATGCAGCAGGAGCACGACCCGCAGCTTCGGCCGCCGCCCAAGCCGCAGCGCAAGCGAAAGGACGAGGATGTCTGAGACCCACGCGGAAGACGCGCCACCGCCCGATCCGGCCGTCGCGCCGCCTTCGCCCGCAGTCGTAGTAGAGCCGCCGCCGCAACCCGCGGAACCGGGGCCGGCAGCGCCTGAACCGGCTGCGGGCGAGACGCCGACCGAGCTGCCGCCGCCGGAGGTAAAGCCGCATACCGACGAGCCGACGCTGCTGTCGCTCGCTGAGGTTAAGCCCGAGGGTGAGGCGCCGCCAGCGACTGAAGAAGCTAAGCCTGACGACACCAAACCGGAAGGCGAGAAGCCGGTTGAGGTCGAGTACAAATTCGAGTTACCCGAAGGCCGCGAGTTTCCACAAGAGGCGCTGGATCAGTTCGTGGGGCTGGCGCGGGAGTCCGGTATCGCGCCCGAAGTCGCACAGAAGCTGATGGGCCTGCACGTGGCGGCCCTGGAGGCTCATGATAACGCCACCTTACAGTATCAGCACGACAGCTTTGGCAAGATGCGTGGTGGCTGGCAGGAAGAGATCAAAGGCGATCCCGAGCTTGGGGGGGCTGGGTTTGACACCAACCGAAGCCTTGCACTCAAAGGCATCCTGGCGATCGTGCCGCGTGAACGCCTCGCCGCGTTCGATAAAGCGCTCGAACTGACCGGCATGGGCGACAATCCCGAGTTCTTTCGCGCAATGGTGACGCTCGGCAAGATCATGGCCGACCCCGTGCCGCCCGGCCCCGCCGCCGCGCCACCGCCCGGCAATCAGCGCCCCACTCCGCAGGGCGAGGGAGGGCGGATCAGTTATCGCTATTCGAGAGGGCGTGGTCGTGTCGCGAACGGCTGATGTTTAAAATCCCCGACAGCGCGATCCCCAAGTCGTCGCGAACCTACAAAGTCCCGCCTGAAAAGCGTACCGCTATCCGTGCTGAACTGATCGCTGAACGGGCCAAAGGAACGCCCGTAAAGATTCTGCTGGAGCGCTACAACATCTCGCTCAGCTATTACCATGTGCTGATGACCGACAAGGTGTTAGTGCGGCGCCCTCCCGCCTAAGTAGTATAGTACACCTCAATACGATTGACGCCAGCCTGTCAGAGCTTTAGCGCGCCATCAACGCGCTTTTATGCCGGCAGGTTAAATAGATGGCGACAGGCTCCTGGCCGACCCTTCTCGATGTGAGCACGAGGCTTGATCCAAAGGGAGAAATCCCTGAGATCGCCGAGTTGCTGTCTCAAACTAACGAGATGAATGACGACATACCTTACGTGGAAGCGAACGGTAAGACTCGTCATGAGTTCGTTTTTCGCACCTCGATCCCCGGCGGATACTACCGCTCGTACAACCAAGGCGTGCCATACAGTAAAAGCACGACCGGCAAGGCGAGCGTC